GCCACACGTGCCGCTGTCGGCGTCGCGACCAGTTTGCAATTGCCAGCGCACCAACTCATCAACGGCTGCCCACCATGGCGGAACGTACCGTCAACCAGCTTGCGTTCTATCGACTTCGCGGCACCCATGAGCGCAATGCCCTGCCGTATCCCGACAAGCTGTCCGCTATCCTGGGTGACACCGATTTCGGCGAGCGCATCGATGATAATGCCTACGCCCATCGGATCTATCCCGACTTCACACAGCAGATCAGCCTTGCGCACCCGCTCGACAATTTCGACGACCGCACTAACGTCGTCAGGCAATTCCGCGACAATCGTCAAATCACCATCACGCTCGAAGTCGTGATATCGAGGTGCGTTCGCGTCGCGGCGGCTCATGCCCTCGGGGGAAATGAACGCGTGCCCCCATCCGAGCCAGCGATGCGTAACCTTCTCGCGCCCGATAACTGCGATCCCGAGAAGGTCGTCTAAACCTCCGCCGTCAATCCCTATCGTAATCGCCTCACAGGTGCCCAGGATATCGTTGAGGGTCAGCCCTGGCTCTATCCCCCTATCCCAGTAGATAGCCCCTGCCCAACCATCTGAGCGCAGCGCTGTGCCTATCTGGACGTTGAGGTGCTGACTCGCCCAGCGCACGATTTCCTGGAGACCCTTTGCCTTGGCTGTCGCGAAATCTTCCTCCAGCCTCGCGACGGTAATCGATTTCCCATCGTTAGGCGTGACCATGTGCCAAAGCTTGGAGTCGTACCAAGTTGGAGTTTCGGTAAACCCCTTCGAATTAGCGATGTGCTCCGGAAACTCATAAATAACCGGGAGCATGCGCCCCTTCGACTCGCCGTCGCGTATCGCCCTGGCTGTATCAAGCTCAGCCTTAAACGCTCCAGCGGGAGGCTGATCGCTCTGCGTCGTAATAAAGACCAGAAACGCCTCGGGGTTCGGCAGCAAACCGCCACGAACCTGTCCGATAATTCTCGCTGCCGACGATACCCGCGAAATTTCATGAAGCTCATCAATCAGCACACCGGCAGGCTTAACGCCGGTCAAGACGCTTGAATCGAACGCCTTGATCATGAGCTTGGCTTTGGTTTTGCGATATTCGATTTCCCGGATGTGCGGCGTCACCTTTAGGATGCGCTGCAGATATCCGTCCGGGTCGCAATCGACCATTCCTGCGGCTTGCTCAAACGCCAAATCCGCTATGGTTTTGGTCGGCCCGATCAACAAAAATTCCGCCCTGGGTCGAGAATTGAGCAAAAGCCCCACGAGCATCAGAGCTGCCCCGTAGGAAGTTTTCCCCGATTTTTTTGGCACTAAGGCGAACACCTCGCGGACGCGCCGGTTTTCCCCCTCTATCGAGCCAAATAGTGCGCCGACGATCTCTCGGAACCAATCGCCCGCCGCGTCCTTAAGCAACGGGTGCCCGGAAACGTCCGGCAGCCTCAGATTATCGAAATACCCTATCGCCTTCTGCGCCGCCTCTTGGTCAAGCGGCAAATCAGGCATCAGCGATAAGCCGGACTCAATCCTAGATTCCCAGTTTGGGCAGGCGAAACTCCACGTCGCCATTTTTAATTAAGCAGGCGCGCCCAACTCGACCCCGGCTCCGGTGGCTTCTCGGACTCGATCCGAGCCTGCTCCTTCTTGCCGACGTATTCCTGAGCTTCCGCCTTGTCCTCTTCTGTGACTTCCTCGCGGTACGGCTTCCATCGAGCGCGGCACTTCAGCCAGAATATCGCGGCTGTTACCGCCGCTGTGTCGTTGCCAAGCTGACCTGTCGCGCGGCGGAATAGATACTCCGCCACACGCGAATTTGCCTTCGGCTGCCCCGTCTCGATTTCCGCAGCGAACACCCCGTAGAGCGTGTTGATGCTAATCCCAGCCCCGGTGTTTGGGTTGGTAATGATCTTGCATATTTCCATCAGCGGGATTCCAAATCCCACCAACGCCTCGACCATCTTGCGCTGCTCTGGCGTCGCCTCGAATTGCCCGGTATTTTTTCTAGCAGCCATAGACACCCACCGATCGCATATTATCTCCACCGTATCTTAACATTCGCACGCAAACTCAAAATCCCAAATGATAGACCGCTCGAAAGATATCGCGCTTGCGATACAATGCGCCGCCAAATTTACCGCCGTCCTGTTTCTTGGTCATCAGAAGCCAGGATCATCGCTTTATGCGCGGCGCGAGGCGGACACGCTTGACGCCGCCCGCTCCATCGCCAGAAGCGAGTTAGTGCCGTTAGCAGAATTTGGACGCAAACCGATGATTTACGCTATAAGCAAAAGCGGTTTGACGACGCATATCGAATGACGCCAATCCTGAGATCCCACAACGGCATCATTGTTGTTCGCGACGATCTATTTCCAGGCGGAACCAAGGCGCGATTTATCGGGAAACTGTTCGAGTCCTCTGATGAGCTTTGTTACGCCAGCCCCGCTGAAGGGGGAGCGCAAACAGCCATCGCCCATTGCGCCAAGCTATTATCGAAACGCGCTACCATCTTCGTCGCCAAACGCGCCAAACCGCATCCCCGGTCTATTATGGCAAAAGCCCTCGGGGCAACCGTATATCAGGTAACGCCAGGATATCTGGCGGTCGTTCAGGATCGTGCCAGGAAATATTGCCTGTCAACCGGCGCAACTTTAATTCCGTTTGGAGCCAACGTTCCAGGCGCTTGCGAAATGATAGCTGCCGCCGCGACACGCTGCGCCATATCCCCGGACGAAGTCTGGTGCGCCGCTGGTTCAGGGGTGCTTGCAAGGGGGCTTGCCATAGCATGGCCCAACGCGATACGCCATGCAGTCCAGGTTGGAAGGGCGCTTTCCCCGCGCGATGTCGCTGGGGCAACGATCCATATCTATCCGCGCAAATTTGGGCAGGAAGCGCGCATCTCCGCGCCATTTCCGAGCGACCCGCATTACGATGCGAAAGCATGGGAAATTTGCGCCGCGAACGCCAATCCGAATTCGACGACCCTTTTCTGGAACGTCAGCGGACCGGCCCAACCAAATTTATAGCAATTCGACGCCAGTTAATTGCGCTCCGTCGATATCCCCAAACTCAACCGGACCAATTGCTTTGGTCGCTTTAACGGCACTGCCCTTGATAAATACCAGTATGTTTTGATGGGTTTTGCCCAATTTCCGCGACGCCTCAAATTGCTTCGATACGCGAATTGGAAGACTCCCGACCGACGTTACGAGAATCGCCTCATTGTAGAGCGCCAAACCCGCTCGTATGAAAATGTTCTGCGTATCAGCTACAAAGCCACGATAATGACCGTTCTTATCCCGGAAATCCCCAACCACGATAGCCGCGAACCGATCCTTCCGTAGCTTTTTGAGAGCCCCCGTAAGCGCCGCATCAAGCCCAGCGATAAATTCTGGATAATCAAGCGTGCTTATGTCCGATGGATTGTCGCTATATCTTTCCAGGTCGCCATACGGCGGACAGGTAAAGAGCAAATCAGCTTCGGGCGCATCCATCTCGGATATCGAGCGACTATCGCCACAGCGCCATACCGGGGGCGTCCGCTCGCCATAAGCAAATATATTCGCCGCCTGCTCCTCATTTGCGAGAATCTGGCGACGGCTTAGATCGACGCCCCAATATTTCAGCCCTAGATATGCCGCAACAACTCCGCGCACCGACCCACCAGCAAATGGGTCAACAACCTGCCCTCCAGGTGGGCAGAACCAACGATAAACAATCTCGCATACAACCGGGTCGAATATCGAAGTACCTGAGCCTGCGGTCTCACCCGCGTTTCCCTCGATGCCGCGCTCCACAACCCATTCAGCAGTTCTATTAGCACGCGGCGCGTCAGTAATTTTCCGCCCCCCCACGACGTGCTCGCCACGCATTAAATCTTGCCCAAACGTGCGCGCATTTGCTTCTTTAGCCACGAGAGAGAGCTTTCGCCCTATCAAGCGGCATTGGAGCCCCCCCCGGAATCGCATTCGCCTTGCGACCCCTTCCGTCGCCTCTAACGGTTTTCCCGCCAACCAACGTTGCTGCAGGCAGCAACGAACCACCTGGGGTCGCGTTAGCCTTCTGCCTTGCCCGCAAGGAGACGATCCCATCAGCAATGTTATTTCCATCGTGCGGCGTATTAACGACGGTATCGCCGCGTCCCAATTCGCTCTGGATTCCGATAGAAATCCATGCGCGTTTACGATCCTGCCACCAACCCTCCCGCGCGTTCAGCACCGAGAATGGCGGTATCCCAAACCGATCTGATAAATTCCCCCGCGCAGCGCCGTCTTCTTGAGCGCCGCCGAAAATCTCCGCCAATTCCAAATCCGGGAAGCCAAGCAGCGATAGATCAAAATCAAGACCACGTAACTCGCCCAATTCTAGCCGCAGCAATTCCGGGTCCCAGCCCGACACCATGGCTAATTGGTTGTCGGCAATTAAATACGCGCGCCGCTGCGCCTCGCTCATGCGCGAAAGCTCAATCGTGGGGACTTGCTCCAGCCCGAGCTTCTTCGCCGCCAGCACGCGCCCGTGCCCCGCTATAACCCCGTTCGCACCG